AGAAGGTTGAGCAGTATCTCAAGGACAGGAATGAGGTGTTAATCAGCGGGGGCAACCGGGCATCCAAGACCCAGATTGGAGCATACTTTGTGGTCAAAGCTGCGGTAGAGAATCCTAACTCGGAAATCTTCTGTTTCTCCCAGACATCTGAGGTGTCTATCCGTCAGCAACAATCTGCGGTCTACGACTGGTTGCCTGCTGAGATGAAAACCAAGCAGACCAGTGGAAGCACTTATATTAGCTACAAGCGCAAGACTGGATTTACGGACAACTCGTTCATCCTCGCCAACGGGTCTAGGGTGTCGTTCAAAACCTACGCAGCATACTCAAACAACCCAACAATTCTGGAGGGTGCTGAGCTTGGATCACTGCAAAGCGAGTGGCTGAACATCGGTGTATGGCTAGACGAGTATCTTGGTGGACCAGAGATTATCGACACGCTGCGATTCCGTCTTGCGACTCGTAATGCCAAGATGATGCTGACGTTTACTCCCATCTTCGGGATGACAGACGTGGTCAAGCAATACGTCGATGGGGCTAAGGTGTTGGAGTCACGCGAGGCTGAACTGCTCAATGGAGAGAAGATTCCGACAATCCTTGAGTGCAAGAATATCAAGGGGACAGTCCACTACTTCTGGTCGCAGGATAATCCGTGGGGTGGATACGACCGCATCAAGGATACACTAGCAGGTAAGCCTAGGAATGAGATTCTCGTCCGTGCATACGGAGTGGCGACCAAGTCTCACGCTACGAAGTTCCCGAAATTCAACAAGGCACTCAACGTCATCAAGCCAGAGCAAGTTCCCAAAACGGGAATCACACGATACCACATCATCGACCCTGCTGGTGCGAAGAACTGGTTTATGTGCTGGATTGCGGTGGATGCATCTGGGACGTTCTACGTTTACAGGGAATGGCCTGGGGTTGACGTTGGTGACTGGGCTGAGTGGAAATCTGGTAAGTGGATACCGGGACCGGGAGCTAAGGGGCAAGGATTCGGTATCAAGGATTACATCGACCTTATCCGCGACATGGAGGGTGACGAGGAAATCTTTGAGAGGCTAATCGACCCACGACTGGGTGCTGCCAAGTATCAGGGTGCAACTGGAAGTTCCAGTATCATTGAGGATCTTAGCGACCAAGGCATGGTGTGCATACCGGCTCCAGGCATGGATATTGACGATGGTCTGCAAGCATTGATCGGGAAAATGTCATTCGACACAACTAAGGAGATGGATTCTGTCAATCGTCCGCACTTCTACATCACCGAGGACTGCGAGAATATTATCCAAGGATTGAGCGAATACACCGGGGAACAGGGCTTGAAAGAGGCATGGAAGGATGTTATTGATGTGCTTCGCTACGCTGCGATTGCGGATATTGACCACATGGATGAAAGGTCATTGGTTTCAACCCGGCAGGGTGGTGGAGGATACTAACCACAAAGAACAATGAGGAACATCAACCTACCCAAGACGAGGGTCTACATCCGTAAGGACGCATTTGGAGGAAGTGAGACGGAATTTGAACCATCATGGTTGGTGTCTGTCCGAGCGTTGAGGAACCGCCCATTCTGCTTCCAAGTCTGGGTGGACGAGTATGCAGCTTGCTACGACAAGATCCCACCTCACTGCGTCTACTGGTATGAACCAGATTATGACCAGCACGATTTACCCCTCCACAAAGTCCAAATGTGGGAGTGCCTATCTGGGAGCGTGGAACTGTGGCAGAAAGCGCAACTTGCTGACGTGCCTGTGCTGGTAAATATGGGTAGAGGGATGCCACCGATGACTGGTCACTACTGGTTTACCTTGGATTTCCTACCAGAGCAGAACCACCTTGGGATGGTGGATGTTGGTGATTCTGAGCTAATGGAGGAACACAAAGAAGCGAATTTCGTCAAACTATCCAATGGGCAGATAGCGATCTACCCCAACAACAGGCTGAAATGGTTGCCAGTATCCCTTGTGAAAGATGGTGCTGCTGGTAGAATTCCGCAGTGGGATGTTGCAACCAACGAGAAATGGGACGATTGGTGGCAGGATTCCACCGAGATATTTGGAGACGCTAAATGGGCGTATTAACCAGAAACGACTATGAGAAAACGAGCAAAAAAGAAGGCAGTAGAACCTGTGGATGAACCACTTGTTACGGGTGACGTAATGACATTGATGTGCGTCAGACAAGCACCAAACCCACGTTGGGTGATCTGCGACATGGACGGCAATCAGATCAAGGTTGCCATCTCCCCACGCTACACGAACAAACTGGTTGGAAAACCCATCAAAGTTGCTAGAGTGTCGCGGGGACTACTTGAAGAATATGAGCATTTGCCATGAGTGATTTAACAGAAGAGCAAGACCTTGCAATGGTCTATGCGGATAAAGAGCCGAACGTCCATGCGCTGCAAACTGCGTATGATACCTGCCTAATTGACCTTGAAGAGTATTTCGAGGCGTGTCTTCGGTCGTATGATGATCGACGGAACAAGTGGGATGGGAAGTCCCCAGACCTACGCAAGCAGGGTGCAAATGCATTCCCGTGGCAGGGTGCTTCCGACATGGAGGTGAATGTCATTGGCGAGCGTATTGACGCATTTGTGTCCATCCTCGACCAAGCACTGCAACGTAGCCACATCAAGGCATTCCCAACAAGCATGGCATCCATGCCTCGTGCTGCCGTGGTTTCCGCATTCCTCAAGTGGATGCGCTCCACCTACATTCCCAACTTCCGTCAGGAGATGGAATTGGCAGCAAACTACCTGCTAGAGAAGGGCATCATGGTTTCCTACGTTGGTTGGAAGCGTGAGCGCAGAACCTACAAGCAGACTGTCACGATTGAGCAGATTGCCGAACTTTCCCCAGAACTCGCAGAGATGATTCTCGCCGGTGATAGCGATGCTGACGTGGTTGCCATGATCCAGCAGTCGTTCCCGGCTATCAATAAGAAGCGAGCAAACACAGTGGTCAGATCCCTGCGGAAGAAAGGCATTGCAGAAGTGCCTGTCCCACGGGATAGCGTGGATTGCCCAGTGGTTTACACCTGCGCCCCAGATGGTGAGGTGATCTTTCCTCCATACGTTTCTGATCCACAACGTAGCCCATATGTGTTCTGGCGCACTTTCCTTACCGCCCAGGAACTTGAGAAGAAGGTGACCAACGAAGGTTGGGATGCCGACTGGGTGGAGAACGCAATCTCCAACCTGCGGGGTAAGGATACCCTCTATTACGATGGAGAGAAGGTGAAAGACTTCAACCGACTTCCCATCACAGACGACAACGACCTTGTCATGGTGGTCTATGGATACCAGAGACTGATTGACGAGGAAGATGGTAGCGAAGGGATCTACTGCACAGTGTTCCACCCTCAGACCGAGGGATACGCGAAACACGAACTTCTGAATGGCTACGATGACTACCCGTTTGTCGTAACGAGACTGTCCAACGACCAGAAACGGATGTATGAGACAGCCAATTTCTCTGACATCCTCCGTGGTGCGCAGATGCAGATCAAGACCGAGCGTGATAGCCGGATCGACAGAGCATCACTAGCAACATTGCCACCCATCATGCACCCTGCTGGTCGCCCACCGAGCGACTGGGGACCGGGAAGACGTGTGCCATACCGCAGATTAGGAGAGGTTCAGTTTGGTCCGACTCCACCATTTGACCCTGGTAGCGAGCGCATTGAGCAGCAGATGGTGATGCAAGCGGATAAGGCAGTGGGGCTTGATCCTGCTTCACCTATCTCCGCATTCCGTCAACAGTTCATCGTGGATCGTTATCTGACACACGTCAGAGACGTATTGAACATGGCATGGAAGCTATTCCAGCGCATGGGACCGGACGAGGTGTTCTTCCAAGTCACTGGGAATCCTAACCCACAGGTCATGTCTAAGGGTAGTCCCGACGACAACTTCTCTATCGTGGTATCATTTGACACCAAGGAGACAGACCCAGAGACGGCAGAGACACAGCTTCGGAATATGGTTTCCTTGTTGCAGTTTGACCGTAACGGAAGGATCGACGTGAACAAAATGCTGGAATTCATCGCAGCATCTATCAACCCGATCTTTGCTGACTACGTCATGCAGCCTGCCGAGGAAGCACAAGAGAAAGTGATGAAAGACATCACCGATGACTTGTCGAAAATCTACTCAGGCATCGAAGTGCCAGCACGTCCTAATGGTGCGCAGATTGCCCTACAACTGGTGCAAGCGTATCTCCAGCAACCTGACATCGCTCAGAGGGCGCAGCAGGATCAAGCGTTCGCGGAGCGTATTCAGAAATATGCTGGTCAGTATCAATTTATGATGCAGCAAGCTCAGAATGCTGAGATTGGTCGTATCGGAACTGCACCTGCTCAGATGGGTGGGATGCAAACTCAAGGAATGCAGCAATGAAGAAGATGATCAAGCGCAAGGATGGTTCCTACTCGCAGCGTGGGATGTGGGATAATGTCCGCGCCAACAAGGGTAGCGGTAAGAAACCCACGAAGGAAATGCTCAAGCAGGAGCGTAAGATTAAGCGAACAACAAAACGCAAGTGATGCCTATCACCCAATACATGAGTCCAGTATCTGCGAATCCCAGCAGAATGCAGGATGAGAAGTCCAGATATGGTCTTCCAGTGTATGGTGCAAAAGAGCAGAACTTAGACAAGTGGTTCAAGGAAAACAAAAGAACTGCTGGGATGGTTTGGGGTGGTGGAGCTAATGATAGCCCACTAGGTTTACCGATTGGCATCGTTGTGAATCCATACAACGAAAGCATGATGGATAAAACCAAACGAGAGTCACTATACAAGAATGAGGCTGCAAGGGTGCTGATGAAGGAGTCCCCAGTCCCAGACTACAAAATCTCTCCAGAACTACAGAAGTGGAGAGAAAAAACATTCAAAGGCAACGAGGCTTATTTGACTAACGATAAAGCGTTTCGTGAGACTGTCATTGCGAGGGTAATATCTGGCGACATGGGTTCAGACCCAAAGAACCCTATGCCAATAGACAAAAGCGTATCAAAAATTGCTGGCAGGTATGAGAAAATGCTACTTGACCGTGATGTCAGATCGCAGCCTAATTTCTTCGG